CGCACCAATTGTCTGGCGCAGTTCGTTTGCCGTCTCGGTCACGTTCTGCTCAACCGTTTCCAGTTCCGTTTCTGGGGGCATTGTTTTCTTTCTTTGTTTTTATTCTTCTTTTTGCCGTAACTTGCGCATTCTTTCGTCCCAGTCTGCGTACTCACCTTCGCGGTTTATCTTGCGCCTAACCTGCGCAACACCTTCTGCAAACTTTTCGTCAGTGATTGGTCGTTGCACGTCGATGATCTGGTCTTCTGGCAATTCGTCTATTTCGTCTTGCACACCAGCCCACGCTTCGCCGTCTATGAACGCTATCGTGGCTGTGCCCAACTGGTTTGGATAAATAATCACAGCAAAACCGTCTTTGATCGCTTGGTCGATCTTGTTTTCCATTCGCTTTTCACTCGCTTTTCAGTCCGACTCCGCTGCATAGCGGTGCGGCTTTTGGGTCAGTTTGCCGACGGGGTGTTCACAATCTTCCGGGGCTTAGCCACCGGAGCCATCGGGCGACCGCGGCCAACCCGCGAATACAGGCCCGAACTGTCAGCCGACAGGCAGCGGCCCTCAGCCCACTTGCGCAGACTCTCAATCTGCTCGGCAGACGTCACAGACACCGGCACGACGTTCTGGGCCGCCTCGACGAGCGGGACGTCGAGAAGGGCAGCCAGACGGCAGCAGGACTTGATCTCGGCGCCGGTCCAGTTGGTATCGTCGGGCTTGGTTTGCGCCTTGTCGATGCCGAACTGGTTTAGATAGATATCCCAAATCTGCTTCCGCTGCTCATCCGCCGGCAGGTCGACGAAGAACACGCCGTCGAAACGCTCGGCACGGGCAAACGGCGCCGGCAACTGGCTGGCGTCATTGCAGGTGCCGATGAAGAACACGTCCGACGTGTGGTCGTTGAGCCACGTCAGCAGCGTGCCGAACAGACGAGCCGACACGCCAGAGTCATTGGCGCCGCCGTTAGAAACGCCGGCCAGACCCTTCTCGATCTCGTCGACGAACAGGACGCACGGTGCCATGGCGTCGACCTGCTTTAGGGCGCGGCGCATGTTGCCCTCGGACTCACCCACGAACTTGCCCATCAGGCTGCCGAAGTCGAGCATCACGGTCGGGCGACCCACCTCGTTGCCCAGCGCCTTGGCGAACTGGGACTTGCCGCAGCCCGGAGGCGACAGCAACAGGACGCCCTTGGGCCGCTGGTCGACGTGCTTCTCGCCCTGCTTGCGCATGGCACGGATGCAGAACTGCTTGAGGTTTTCGAGGCCGCCAAGGTTCTGGAAGTTAGCGTCGCCACGATACAGGGTCATCGTGCCGCTCTTTTCGAGCGTCTGCGCCTTGATGCCCCAGATGGTGTCAGGCTCCAACTTGTTGTGCCGGACGAGCGAGAGCGCATAGGCGTTCTCGGATTCCTGCCGGGTCAGGCCGCGGGAGGCCTCGACAACAGTCGTCACCTGTTCCTCGCTCGGCTTCTCGAACGTCGTGTCGCCAGTAAACAAATCGTTGCAGATGGTGCGCAACTGCGTCTCGTCGGGCAGTTCGTGGTGCACAACCGTAAACAACTTCTCGACCTCGGGCTGCAGTGCAATCGTCGGAGAGACGATGACGATGTACTGACCGATGCCCTTGCCCTGCACGACGCGGTTTGCCAGCGCCTGCACAACCTCGGGGTTGGGCAGGAAGCGGTGGAAGTTCTTCAATACAAGAATGACCGTCTCGTTGGTCTTGGGCAGGTCGAGCGAACGCAGCGCCTGCAGCGGGCCGGGAGCAGCCACCGCGCCACTGTACAGTTGGCGGTCGATGTCCCAGACGTCGCAACCCCACTTCCGTTCCTCGGCCAGACTCTTGATAGCGGTGACGGCATCGTCACATTCCATAGATTCGACCCAGATACCGGAGAAGCCGGCGCAAACAAGTTCCTTGATCTCTTTTTCGAGCGACATTTATAGCCTTTCTTTAGTGCTGACTTCAGTTCTGGACTTCGTTGGTCTGCTCATTCGCCGCGGTGTAATACTCACCGGTCAGGCTTTCGCTGGAAGTTGCGCCCAGTGCCCTCTCCAATTCACGGGTAGCGTCCTGACACGAACTGCCGGAGAACCCGTTGGTCTCAATCTTGGTCTCGCCCTTCGGAGAAACAGTGATCTGAATGGTCTTTGACATGTGTATCAGCCCTCCACGGTGATGTTGAGTTTGATCGAGCCGTCCGACAGAGTCTCTTCGTATACCGAATAGCCGCCCTTCTGGGCTTCATAGATCGCCTTCTCGACGGCGTACGCCTGAAGGAACTTGTCCAGTTCCTCCTGCTTGCCCCACGAGCCGTTGTAATTGTCGTACGCGGCAGCGCCGGTATCGACATTGAACACGGCCGCATAACTCCAGCCCGGCAGACGAACCGCATAACCGTCCGCCGACTGGCCGGCGAACAACACATGATGGCCCAACTGGGGCTCGGCGAGGCCCAGCCGGCGGCAAGCCGCACTGATAGCCGCGGCGTCCTTTACTTCAGTCTTGATCTGTACGATGTGAGACATTTATTGTTCCTTGTTGGTAAGTAGCACGGTAACGATAGCGTTTTCAATAATCGCGGGCGTCACAAAGTTTTTTTCCGATATGACGCGCAATACGCGTTCCGCCATGTTGCGGCTGTAAACTTCTTTGAACTGTTTGATGCCGTGTTCGGTGTTAAGCCGGTACTCAACGACATCGCGAATAGAGATGACTTCCGGAATAGCGATAATGTCTTCGTATTCTTTTTGTAGCGCCACAAGCGCGTCGTACGCTTCAAATGTCCGGCGGTCGTCTTCTGCTTCTTCTTCGGCTGTGTATGGTGTCATACGGTGGCAACAACCTCGGCTGTTGTTTCAACCCACACCCGCGCGCCACAGGACAGCGGTTTCATTGGCGAGTAGATGACGCTGGACTCGCCGTGAATATCAACGACGCGCACACGGTACGACTTACTGCGCCACTGTATGGTTACGACGTTTTCTTGAGCACCAGTCTTTTTGTTCTGGCGGATCACGTGCTGGTTGACGTGAATGCGTTTGATGGTTCCGGGCGGCATGGTTAACACCTCTCCCGGGACCAGCCGCTGTACCGCAGTGCAGGCACTGGCCATGGTGTATCCTAGGGTTGCGTCGGCCAGAAAGGCCAGACGCGATAAAGATATCTAGCCCGCTGCCGCCCTTGGGTTTGCCGGCCGGTTTATCGTGCCGGGGCATGTCAAGGGCGGCTAAGCGGGTAGATGAGACTTCAACCGTTGAACGCGTTGGAGAGTTCAGCAGCGGTCGTCAGGATACGCGTGGCCTTCTCAAAGCCACCGCACGCGGAGACAAACGCCTCGGCAGCCTTCAACTGGTCAACCGGGACACTGAACCGTCCGCTGCCCGACGGGGCAGCCTTGAGCGCGCTGCGAGTCGGCGTAACAGTCGCGGTCACCGGCACGTTGCGCTTGAGGCCCAGCGGCTTCTTGGGCGTCTCGATGGCGTTCTTCTTCGCCTTCATTGCGGAACGGGACTTTTCCGAAACCTGTTCTTCAGCAGCGGGCTTGCGAGCACGGGTGCCAGCAACGCCGGCCTTCTTCAACAACTGGCTTACCTGCGCCGCGCTGACGTTGATGCCGCGCTTTTCAAGCGCCGCCACGATATCCACACCGCGGAGCGAGGCGCCAGATGTCTGGCGCTTGTCGATCTCATTGCGGATGTGGTCGGAAAGGCTAACCTTTTTCTTATCGGACATAGTACGCTTCCTACTTTCTGGGGTTGTTTCGGCTACTTCCGCTTCATCGGTTTCGCCACTTTCATCTTCGTCGTCTGTATCCACCGCGGATACAACGGCGTCTTCTTCACTCTCGTCGCCATCTTCGGGGTCATAAGCCAAGCCGTCGTCTTCTACGTCGCCTTCTTCTTCGGCGTCGTCTTCTTCTTCGGCTTCAGCAGCGATTTCCTGTTCCGCATCGTCTGGCGTTTCTTCGTCGAGTTCTTCTGCGCTCTCGTCTTCGTCAGCCAGTTCCGCGTCTACGTCAATTTCATCCTCATCCGTGACATCGTCTTCGTCTTCGGTTCGCATCCCTGTAACCTTTTCTTGGGCTGGCTTGCTGGGCGGCCGGGTGAGCGGTTTTCCCCACAAGTTCGTCGGGCTGATTAATCTAGCAGCCTCGTGATTCTTTGCCATGGTCCCTCCTACGGCAGGTGTTGATCGAAACCTTTTCAATCTCTGAACACCGACCACAAATTCAAAATATAACGGCCAAAACAAAAAGCAAGCCCCCGCGAAAATTTTTCAACGGGGGCTTTTGTTTTGATAGAAAAAGCGGTATTTACGCCGTTTTAGAGAATACCGCGCGACGCAATTCTTCGAAGTTGTCGTCTACAGGCGGGCGACAGTCTGTAGGCTGCGCTGGCTGTTCAGTTGTAGCCGGTGGCGGCGTGGGTGTTGTGTTGGCCACAGCCGCCGGAGCAGGCGAGCAGCCCGGCCCGCGGAGCCATTCTTGGTTCAGGTGCGGCCACATCTCCATTGAGTGGATTGCGCCCAGCAGGTTCCACGCGGCGTGAGCCAAGTGGTCTTCTGCGCGGTCACCTTCAAGAAAATTGTAGACGTGGGCAATTGCGTGATTCAGCAGGTCAGTAACTGGCATGCCGTTTTCCCAATTGCAGAACCCAAACTTATTTGAGCCTTCTGCGTACGTCTTTGCGAGTGCGCGTAGACCAATCGGCGAGATCAGGTCATAACGTGTTTGTTCGCAGTCTGCACTGCGGACGGCGCCTGTGTCGTATTCGCGACGTTCGTCACTCATTTTCGTCTTCGATTGAGAAGGAGAAATACAATCGCGGGTCATCTAGAAATATTACTGTGCCGCGCTGTCCGTCTTCTTTGCGGATAACGTGCACGTAAGGCGGCGCAAAATGCGAAACCTCAAACGTCTCTAGTAGTTCATCGTTCGACCAAACCGGCGTGGGCGTCTGCTCTAGCATCGTGCGGGCTTCGCCCTTTTCAAGATGCCCGTACTGGTTTTTCAATAGAGCAACGACGTCGCTGTTTGACGCAATCACGACAATATCTGTAGTGATGTCGTTGTCTTTTTTACTCATTTGCATTTGGTTGTTCTGGTTGTAGTGTGTTTAACTTTTCTTCATGCTCTTTGATTCGCGCGGCCAGTTCGGCTGCGTAGTTGTCGAACATACGGTACTGCGACATAAGTTCTCGTGTCAGGCTTTGGCTGAATGACATGAGGTTTTCGATCAAGCGAAGAATGGGCGCCATGGGAGGACTGTTTGGATCGCGAAGCCGCAGGAGCGCCGGCGGCATCTTTTCAGGCTGTGTGATCCAGAGTGGCACAATCGCCACGCCACCAAGTTCTGGAATTGCTTCCATCAACTTGGCGCAAAACTCTTCAGAGCGCTTGAACAACTCTTCGTCGAAGGCTAACCGGTTAGGTTGAATGACTGGTTGGGTTGCTTGCGGCTGAACTTCCATGCTCTTCTCCAAAAATATCTGGGACGTACTTCAATCTGTTGGGAACAAACCCGTCGATTAAGTTACCAATACGGGTGGCAGCCAAACCGTATACGACGGCGTGAACGAGAGCGGAAATGATACCGCCAAAATAATCGCCTGCCAAGAGTACCAGAAACAGATACACAGGTATGTGGTAACTCTTGCAGAACGGGCACATCAGGAGTTCTAGCAGGCGCCCCTTTAGCGTTTCGGGGGGCGTGACGTCTTGCAGGGCCTGTGCGTATGCCCGTGCAGTGCTGAATATCGAACCTTTATGCCAGACGTCAATTACTGCGCCGGTCGCAAACACGACCGCGATGAAATCAAGCGCCGTCATCTTTTTGTCCTGTGGTTTTCGCCTCGGCTGATCGCATTCGTTGCGACGAGCATCATATAGCACGCAAACAACGCAAACAATAGGCTGCTAAGTCCAGATTGCAAGGCAGCAGCAATGCCGCCAAGTAGTAGAAATCCTGAGAGCGTGACAAATGTTTTGTTGACGTCAGCGGCCATTATTTGCATTCACCACAATTCCCACTAGGCCATGGTTGTGTCTTTCCTCCATCGGCGTACTTTCTGTTGTATAAAAACTCTGGGGAAGGAAGAGGAGATTCCAGCGGAATTTTATTCACTGGGTTATCGGGCAGAAATATCTGCGGGCCCGGACCACGAAGGGTCTGGACGTATTTCGGCATTCTGCGCTCTTGGTACAATTTAGCGTTGCGCCCGATTTGTGGCATGGCACTCTCCTAAGAAGTAGCGGTATACTGCATCAGTATACTCCGCTGCTCCGGGTCAGTCATATTTTCGTTTGCGTAAACGAGCGAAAAACCGCAAGGACGATGGTGAAAAGAATTTTGCAAAGCACACAGATGCTTGCAAAGATCAGCGCGCAAAGAAAGTTTATGCTATCTTCGAGCCACTGAAATTCTGGTTCATCGCCGCCTTGTGCGTTCTGGCGCAAATCTGACCCAACTCTATAATTGCGCATATGCCACCTACAAATACACGGACACAAAGTCCGCCCGAATTAGCAGGCCATGAAATCCCGAACCGGGGTATTCAGGTCCTGCTGGATGAACTGATGTCTATTGACATCAAAGATTTTAAGTCCGTGCAAGCACGCATGTGCGTGATGGGTGAGTTAGCCAAACAGTTTCATTTCCCGTCCTTGGAACCTTTATTGCCGCTCGTTTTGAACCTTAATGGACAACCGTACAGTTTAAAAAATCACTATACATTTGCGCCGTTATTCAGATGTCTAACGCCGAAAAATCAAGTGTGGTGTACGGGACGGCAGGTATCCAAATCGACTTCGTTGGCAGCGCACGGTGTGGTCGTAGCGAATGCAGTCCCGTTCTTCAAGACTTTATTCATCACACCACTGTATGAGCAGATTCGTCGTTTTAGCAACAACTACGTCCGCCCGTTTATTGACCAGTCTCCGGTCAAAGTTCTGTGGTCAGGAACGTCCACAGAAAATTCGGTGTTGCAGCGTTCGTTCAAGAACAACTCATTGATGTTGTTCAGTTTTGCGCTGCTTGATGCGGACCGTGTCCGCGGTGTGTCTGCAGATCGGGTGTGTATCGACGAGGTTCAGGATATGGACCCGGATCACATTCCGATCATTCAAGAAACGATGTCGTATTCACGTTATGCAACCTCGTATTATACGGGAACTCCAAAAACGCTCGACAACTTAATTTACGGTTTGTATAAGCGGTCGTCGCAGGCTGAGTGGTTCATTCCGTGCCACTCGTGTAAACACTGGAACATTCCGTCGCGCGAGCATGACCTTGATGCGATGATCGGTCCGTATAGCGATCACATCAGCGAGAAGCAGCCCGGCACTGTATGCGCGAAGTGCCGTAAGCCTGTTAGTCCGCGGCACGGCCGTTGGGTGCACAGATATCCCGAGCGGCGCTGGCAGTTCTCTGGCTACCATGTGCCGCAGATTATTCTGCCGTTGCACTTTGCCGATCCTGAGAAATGGTCCACGATGCTATTAAAGCGCGAGGGTTACGGCAACATGACGCAGGCCCAGTTCTACAACGAAGTCATGGGCGAGAGCATCGACACGGGGCAGAAACTTATCAGCGAAACTGATTTAAAAGCCGCGTGTTTGCTGCAGTGGGAAAACAAGAAAGAGCCGGACCCCAAATCGTACGAGAATTTAGATAACTACAGGCATCGCATACTGGCCATCGACTGGGGTGGCGGTGGTGAAGAGGGAGTCAGTTTCACCGTATTGGCTGTGCTGGGTTTCCGGCACGACGGCACCATCGACGTGCTGTGGGCAAAGCGTCTGCTCATCGGTGGCGACCATTTGCAGGAAGCCGTGGAGTGCATGAAATGGTCGAAGAAGTTCAACTGCGACTTCGTAGCGCACGACTACACAGGAGCCGGCACAGTGCGCGAAACGGTGATGGTGCAGGCTGGATTTAATCTTGACCGCGTGATGGCTATGCGGCTCGTGCGAGCGGCTACGCAAGACCTCGTGGTCTACAAGGAACCGACGCCGATTAACCACCGTGCGCACTACAGCCTCGATAAGACGCGCTCGCTGCTGTACACCTGCCAAGCCATCAAACTGAAACAGATTCGTTTCTTTCAGTATGACTGGCTGTCGCAGGACGCGCCGGGAATCATCTCGGACTTCTTAGCCCTTGTTGAAAACAAGACTGAGTCGCGGCTGGGTGGAGATATCTATACCATTACGCGCAACACGCTTTTAACAGACGACTTTGCGCAGGCAGTAAATATTGGCGCGTCCGCTGTTTGGCACATCACAAGGTCGTGGCCGAATTTTGCGCAACTTGCCGGCGTAAATAACGGCGTTGCCCGCGTCCAGCAGTCAGAGATGGAAGGTTGGGACGAAGGCGACATCGGTAACAAGTTCTTTGGTGGCTATTAGTAGATTCGCCAGCAGTGCTTTTCGATAAATTCCTTCACCGGCGCAATGTCTCGCACCGGGCAACTTTCAATCACCTGTATGGTTTTTAGTGCGGCGGTGAACAAAGCCTCTGCTGCTTCTGCACAATCCATACTTGACACGTACAAGTCCCAGCCATCTCCTGTTCGCGGCGGGCTGGGTGCTTCGCCCTTAATGGCGCGGGCAAGCAACCGTTGCCACACGCCGTCTGGCTCTGAATCTGCAGCGCCAAAATCTCTGTACTTTGTCTGCGCGGCCTCAAACTCTTTTACAGATTCTTTTACTCGTTCAAGGATTGTCATTGGCTCTGTTTCGGCATTCGGCACTGTACTGTTTTCCTTTCTCAGTGATCTGAAATTCAAACTCGTTGGACTCGGAATCAAACGCGCAGTCGAGATGCCCGGCTTTCACGCCTTCTGCCATCAGATTTGACAGAATGCGTTCCATAAGGGCTTCCATAAGCCGCCCTATCTTTTGCCGGGCTTCTTCTTCGGTATCGCCGCCAACGATGAAACCCCCCGAC